TTTGCTTTAGCAGCGTCGAGACGCTTCTGAATCTCAGGAGGATACTTGGTAGAGCTCTTCGACGTTTCTGCCTGCTTACGCTTAGCAAAATCCATATAGGATTCACCAGGCTTGGTTGTCTTGCTGTAATCCTTCTTGGGTTCAGAAGCATCAGCACGATCTTCACGGGCACGTGCATTAGCACCAGGACCACCCAACTTACGGTCCTTCTCAGGATCGGGATGCCAGAAGTCACCACGTTCAGATAGTGTTGATAGTTTTTCAACAATAGTTTTGGCAACTTTAGCATCTAAAGATTCAGTATTCACTGGTAATTTACCTTGTTGCTTCATTTGCATCTTCTGCTTTTCTAATTGTTGTCTCTTCAACTGCATCTGTTTTTGCAGTTGAAGTTGCTTTTGTGCTTGTTGATCAGCGGCTTCCATTTGTATTCTCCTCAGCGAACGTTAGCAGCATACCACTTCTCAAAGTCTTCTCTACGCTTATCACCTCTAGGTGGCATAGGAGTCTTCTCTCCACGAACAGAAGCAGACTTTTTCTTTTGATCTGCTTCATACTTCTCAGGATTATTACGTGCTCCCTGAGATTCCATCACTTCTCTCCAGGAATAAGTATGAACTTCCATTCCACCTTCTTCTAGAGAATTACCAATCATATAGGAGTCACCCATATTGAGTTGCTTTTTCTCATTAGGAGTTAGAGTTGCAGATCCTCTCTGTGCTCCTCTTGCTGCTTGCTTTGACTTTACTGCAGGATCATTGGACTTATGAGCATATCCATGAAGACCAGGATTCGATGAAGTGGTTTTGCGATGATCACCTCTTTGTGCCCTAGCATAATTTTGTCTTTGCTTTTCTTTATTGGCATTACCATAAGTTGGTTGCTTTTCTAGTGCAGTTGCTCTGTCTGCAGACTTCCCACCTTGGGTGGAAGCAGCAATCTTGTTACGGATTGCAGTCTCATCATGACCACGCTTTGCCATTGCAGTTGCCTCAACAACTAAGTCATATAGTTCTTCAATTTGTTCTTCGGAAAGATCTTCCATCAACTCGAAGAATTGATCTTCATTCTCAATAACACCTTCAGACTGAAGATAATCAGCCATCAACTCTACATCAGCAAGGAACTGAGATTCTTCATCTAGAGTTTCCTCAGAAATAATAGAATACCCGTTCTCTTCAAAAACAACTTCCAACCCTTCCTCAATCGCTCCAAGAATCTCACGAACTTGCTCATCTTCGTACCCCTCTGAAACTAATTGACCTACTAGATCTTGATACTCTTCCTTAGGAACACAGTTAGGAACTTTCCTGCCACCCTTATCCTTCATTCCGATTTGCTGATACCCCTTCCAGCAAGGATCCTTATCTTCTTTTACCTCATGCTTTTCATATCCAATACCATCCCCATCATCATCCCACCATCTCTTTGCTTTCTTTGATTTCTTATCTTTCTTTTCCTCTTTTACCAAATCAGATGCTTTAGGATTAATGATAACAGTAGATTTACCTACTTTCTTCTTCGAACCATTAGGTGACTCTGATGCACTCAAATCCTCTTCAGAAATCTGATCGAGGACATTTAGTTCAACTTTTTCAGTTTTAGTTACACCAAGACCGTCAGATTTCTTGACAGATCTCTTACCCATCTTATCAACAACTACAAAATCACCATTAGATCTCTTATTGATAACAAGAACTTGCTGACCATTAACGTCCATCACTCTACCAACATTACGATCCTTTGCTCTATTCTTAACAATATTAGAACGATCAATTGGGAATCCACCAACACCTTCAGTTAATGGTTCTGCATAATCACTTGCGTTTGAAAATACATCCCAGAATTCTCTAGCACCTTCTCTTAGATGCTTAGTTGATAAAGTTGCATCAACCCTTGACCACATATCATCTTCCGAAGTTGATTCGGAAACAGACAGTTCAATAGTTCTTTGAATCTTAGATACTTCTTCTGGTAAGTAGTCAATCATACGACTACTTAGTTCTAACATCATTGACATGTAAGGATCTCCCTATCAGAGTTTTGTTTTGATAATATTATTTATCTAGAACGTTTCCTTTGTGGTAGACCCACAATCTTAGCATTATTTAATTTTGATTTTGCTTTAACTAATGCCTCTCTTTGTGTTTTAGCAGTAACGGAATCATGATAATATTTACCAGGTCCAATCTTATCAAGTGTATATTTGACTGTCCAAATTGCTGAGTTAGTTCCATCAGCAGCAAAGTCAGAAAACTTCTTAACTGGTTGTCCAGGTGTTAATTTCTGTACAGCAATTCTATATGCATCTGTACCAATTTCCCATTGAGACTTAGGACTTGCACCCTCAGTTAAAGATGTTAACCATCCACGATAACTGTTATCATTTTCATCAACATAGATAACGTAATTAGTTCCTCGGTGAATAACCTTACCAGAAACACCCGTATCTAAATGCTCAACAACTGATCCAATCTGAAAGATATTTCCAGAAAGATAATTATCTCTAAGACCACTCTTATCAAGTTTAGGTGCAATTTCCCAAAGTTCAAACTCTTCTTTTTGTGTCTTTTTCTTTTTATCTGCTTCGCTCATTCTTGATTGAACCTTTTGCATCAACTCCTTTGACACTTCAGCATCAACATGCACTGGAACACCAGAGTGGAACAATTGATGATCATTTGATTGAGAATACTTTCTCATCTTCGATGCAGACATACCCTCCACACCACCATCTTCCTCATCATGTCTTTCACCTGCCGATGATACTTTAATCTTACCAAAGTTATACATCTCAGATCCATTATATTTGTTTGCAAGGTGCTCAAATTCCTTCACACGATCTGCACCTACAACAATATGTACGTTCTTATATCCTTCTTTATGAGCACCACCTAAAACATCAAATACATTCTTTGCATTTGTGTGCAGATTATTAGCATGATCTGGGAAGAAGTGCTGCATATATGCCAACTTCTCTTCAGGATGTAATGGATTCTTCTTAGGATCTTGAGACTGACTAGCGTAAATTCTATAGTCTCCACCTTTCGATTTTGCATGGACAGCATTCACTAGCTTCTCATGTCCGATATGAGGTGGATTAAATCTACCGAATGTAAAAGTCAGAGTATCAGCTTTAGTCTTTGGATTATTATCAGGTTTATCCGTATTGTTTTTTGGTGCTGATGATGCCTCTGTTAGAAAGTCTTTAAAGTTCTTCATTTACCTAATTTCTTCTTCGCTATGTACTCTAGTCCAGATTGTTTCATCCTTATATATTTATCTTTGAGTGCTTTAGTCTTGGATGTTGAAATTTTACTATCCATTACAATTGCATAATATGCAATAGCAACTTTAATATCTTTCTGCTTAAGAAAGATTTCCATTGCTTTATCTAGATCTTCGTTAGGTTTCATACTAAAAATGGATTTAATTTCTTTGTTCCTGGTTTTAATGAGAACTTACTATTAGGCATCTGGTCAATTTTAATTTCTGCTTGAACCTCATAAAATTCAGATCGGGTTGCAACTCTAACCTTGAAGTCCCCCCTCCCAGACAGTATTGGTATTCTAGCACCTAATCCAAAAGGATCATCGGAAGAAATTCTGTAGAAATCATCACCAGCTTGCATGTAGTATGCAGGGGCTGCCTTACCCTTAGTATAATGTTCTGTTACTACTTTACCTAAATCCATATTGGCACTGTTTGCAATATATCGATTAACCTTAGGTTGATCAAAATACATCTTCATAACAGCAAGAGGAACTGCACCAGGTTGTTTTAGTCCACCTTTAGTCGTTGGGATCTTTAAATCCTTAAACGGAATTCCAGAAAACTCAGCAATATCCTTTAAGAATTTAAGAGTCTTTGGATCTTTATTTAAAATATCAACTGCTGCCTTTGCTGATGGTGTCTTATACGTAGTCTTCCACACTCCGTTCTCATAATACACACGTGGATTTGAAAGATTATCTTTATGATTCATCTTCACTTCCATCCAATGAGTCTTATTCTTATATGTAATTTTAACATCTGCATATGCAGTGTCACCAGGTGGACGCTCAGCTTTAATTCCAGGTATATTGTTTACATTATCAGCAACGTCCTTTTCATATTTGTCTGATGCTGCACTCATCTTTCTACCTATAAAAAGAATTCCCCTTCTTATATTTAGAAGGAGAATTAAGTATTATTCCCAGATATCGTTGTCTAATCGACTGTGTGATCTACGTTGAGTCTTTCTAAGTCTTTTTAAATCTTTCATCATATCTTTAATTTGTTGATATGCTTCTTCAGCAGATAGTTTACCAGCAACTTCAAACCCAACAATCATATCAACCTTATCACCAAAACGGGCAAGTGCCCGTTCAAACTCAGTGAGATTTTCATATACCATTATCGATCTCCTGCTTGACGATTTTCAGACTTACCAATGTCAAATCCACCAGACGGATATCGCTTAGCAAGTTTCATCGTATTCCTCCAAAGAACATCATCAATACCAACACCAAGTGCCATACATGCCTGAGCAACATACCACATAATATCACCCAGTTCAATAATCAAATGCTCACGGTTGTCTTCATTGAAGGGTTTCCCTTGGAAGTTAATCTTCTTCACAATCTCCATAAATTCTCCTGCTTCAGCAGACATACCCACAGCAGCAGTAGTGAGACGGGAAATCTGAACACCTTCACCTTGAAGTTCACGAATACGTTCAACCCAAGCATCAACATCTTTAGTTGCAGAACTAGTCATACCATCGACAAATTCAATATACTTGTCAAAGTCAACTTCCAATTTCATACTGTCATTACGAGCTTCTTTCATCTTGTTGACAGTTTCCTTTGCTTCGTCAATCGTGTACGAAGCTTCGGTTTGTGCGTCTTGTGCAAATTTCTTTGCCTTCTCTTCATACTGTTTTACATAATCACCTGAAGAGAAATCGAATGCATCATCAGTCTTCTTAGTTGCCATAAATTACCTCAAATTTTAAAACTTGCAAATGTTTGTTTGGTTTTCCCAAACTGTTTTGTAATCTCTTCCTCTTCTTGACCAGAGTCAAGAAGGTCATCTTGTGCTGATTGATCTACATCATACAACCTCATCTTCGCTCTGTCAATCCCTATGATAAATCGTTTGTTCATATTATGATCATGATAGCGGTTCTTGAGTTGTTTGACAAGAATCTGATTAATCTGCTCCAATTCTTCCGTACTGATGAGAGCAAACATGAGGTCCGCAGTAGCAGGGAGTCCAAAAGATTCACTAGTATCCGTAAGATCAACATCAGTGCTACCATACCCCGAACGAGTAGTCTGAGTAGCAGTAACAATAGGAACATTAAACTCAACGGCAAGACCTCTAAGTTCTTCAGCAATTGCTTTAACATAAGTATAAGAGTTTACAATAGTTCCTTTATATCGTGAAGATGCACAGATGTTCAGATAGTCAATAAAAATAATATCAGGAGAGAATCCTTTCTTCAATGCAAGTTCATTGAGAAGTGCCTTGAAATGACCAGCGTGTGCTGATGCTGTCGGGTATTCCTTGATGATAAGTTTACCTACAGTCTTCTGAGAAATCTTTATGATCTTATTCTCATACATCTGCTTAGGAATATCAGTGAGTTGCTGAATAGGAACATTCAATAGGTTAGCATCGATCCTCTCTGCAATTCTTTCTTCTGCCATTTCCATGGTGATATAAAGAACATTCTTACCTTGTAGAAGGGCAGCAGCACCAACGTGGCACATAAAGAGAGACTTACCAACACCAGTGCCAGCAAGAGCAACATTCAATGTCTTATTGGGAAGACCACCTTTAGTAATCTTATTAAAGAACTCAAGATCAAATGCAATCTTTTCCTCTTTCCTATGATAGAACTCATATCGTCGTTCAAAGTCATCTATATAATCGTGTCCAACATGTTCATCAAAGCAGACAGATAACGCTTCAGAAAGAATGCTAGGAATAGCATCTCTACTACGATCTTTGTCTTTACCTTCTGCAATCTTGACTGCCTCAAACAACGACAAATATACAGCACGATCTTTACACCATTTTTCAGTTGTATTTAACAACCACTCAAGATTGTAATCTTGGGATGGAAGATTATCTAAGTATTGGTTTGCTTGCTTATAGATATCATCTGTGATATCTTTCTTCTTCTCCATTTCAATACCAATAATTGAAGGAGAAGGTAATTGATTATATGTCTGAACATACTTATTGATCTCTGAAAACAATACTTGTTCGGTATAATCTTCAAAGTATTCTGGTTTAATAAAAGGAATGACCTTACGACAGTAAGTATCATTCCCCATAAGTTTAGAAATAATTACAGATTCAATCTTGTCAGACATAGTGTAGATAGGTTCCAATGATAAACTTATCGTCACTGATCGGAGGTCTACCCGAATGAGGATAGGTCCACAGTGGTGGGAAGATCACCAGTCTACCAGCTTTTGCCTGAACTGTAAAGTCGATTGTATCAAAATATGTTTCACCACCTTCGTCTACATCATTTAGATAGAAGAACATGGTGAGGAATCTTTTTGCACTATCATGATTTCCAACATCCACATGAGTATCAAATCTATCATCAGTACCTGACTTATACCATTTCATCCGATACTGTTCAAGAGCATTTTCATCTGGCCAAAAGTGCCCCAATCCCATTTCAGTCATGTATGCAACACCCATCTTATGACTCTGTTGAACCAGAAAATCATGAAGTGGATGCCACACCGATGATGGATCCCTATCAGCAATTTCAGTAATATTTACTTGTGTAAAATTGGGACGACCTCCATTATCAAAACGTTCATGATAAGATTCAGAATCAGAAAATGCTTTGATTAATTGCTCACAAGTTTCTGCTGGGATTACATTATCATATACTTTAATGTAATCACTCAGGTACTTCACTTTCACGAATGGTTGAATTTCCATACTTGTATTCTCTTGATGCTGCGTCATCTAATTGCTCCATGATTTCTTGTGTAAAATATTTGTCTGGGTCATTAAGAATTGTTTTGGCATAGGTCTTTACACCATTGACTTCATAACGTCCTGCTGACTTGGAAAAGATTCCATACTTCTCACCCAACTCCAGCAATCCATAGTAAGGATCTAGTCCCCTATCATAAAACAATCTTGTTTCTGCGATAGAGTTTTCTTTGGTGAATCGAGATTTATTTGCTTTGCATTTAATAATATTTCCAATAACCTCAGTACCATCTTTTTCTTTGGATTTACTAAGGTGAATAATTGTAGAAGCAGCGTACTTAAGACCACTACCACCACCCATTTCTTTAGTTGGTACATAGGAACCAACCACATCATATGTATGATTAGTAACTAACATTGGCACTCCTGCCTTACCCAACTTAAGAGTCAGGACACGAAATACAGATTTGATTACTTGAGCACGGGTCATATCCCGAGTCTCCTTTCCTGCTTCAGAATCTTCAATCTCCTTAGTAGTTGAAAGGTTTCCAAGAGAGTCAAGAACGAACATCATAGGTTGACGATCTTTTGTTTTCGTCTCAAGGTACTTATCAGCAATACGAATTGCTTGAGTTCTAAATTCCTGAACAGTAACTACAGGAACAATAATCATACGAGTGGAGTCAATTCCACGTTCCTCAATCATTGATCGAGTAATTGCAGATTCAGATTCAAAATAGATAACACCTGCATTAGGATTACTATCGAGAAAATGTTTGACAATAGAGAGGCAAAAGAAAGTCTTACCAGTAGACGATTCTCCTGCAATAGCCGTAATTTTGTTTGACGGGATGCCACCGTAAATCGACCCCGATACCAGAGCATTGAAAATATAACTACCTGTATCAACGAAAGAATCGCAGTCACCAGCAGCAACACCTTCGGATACAAGACTAGCATACTCATTACCGATGTCTTTAACAATATCTTTTAAAAAGTCCATATTTAACCAAATAGAAATTCAAGTGTGTTTAGTTTCTCAGTTTTCCAACCGATAATATCTAGGATGATAGATAAAGGTTCCAGAAACGATTTCTGGAATTGTAGGTCATAATCTATATGTTTGTCAAGCTCTAGTTCTGTTGGAAACGTTTGTAGGAATGCAATAACATTTTCATTTACTTTATTCGGAGTCTTGAGCATTACGAATTTAATCTTTTCTCCATCAAGAATGGTTGGATACTTGTGTGTAATATTCTTATGCTTAATCCAAAAATTGTAAAGTAACGCACCACGGACATGCATAGGTGTTGATTTACTATAGATCGTAAGTGAACTAGCAAACTTTTTCAAGTTATTAGCACTACGTGGGAAAGCAATTTGATCAACAGGAAGACTACGAAATTCATTTCGGAAGTCATCAATAAACCCAATTAGATCATCATTAGTTTTAGTCATAATAATCTTCAGAGCATCTTTAATCTTTTGACGACAAGGAGCAGGAGTGGAAGATTTAACTGCTTCAATACCCATGATCTTCAGTTTTGGTTCGGTAAATCGAACACCTTCAATATCATATGCATTGAGAATGTATCTCTTCTTAGCAGTCCAAATACCTTTGTTAGCAATCGTCTCCCGCTTCATAAACATCTTCTGATCGTATGCATTTACATACGTTGCCAACTCTTGATAAGAATTTTCAATATACTTCTCAAGTTCCATACCACACACCTTATCAAGGAACGAGACAACGACCTCAGGAGTTTTCTCTCTTCCTTGGTACACTTGATCAACAAGAGGACCAAGATTGAGGTAAATACTGTCAGTATCAATAGCAATAACATAATCAACATTCTCTGTCTTTAGATGTTTGTTTAAATACCCATTCAACTTCGTTTCAATCCAACGAATTGAAAGTTGTCCAGATAGAGTAATTGCCTCAGCATTTGCCAGGTTGTAGTATCGGAAGTATTGGTTTCCAATAGCACCATAGGCAGAGTTGAGTTGAATCTTCCTTGCCATTTGGATGTTATTGTACTTAGCAATCTTTTTCACAACCTCTGGATCTTTTGTCTTTTCATATTCCTTCTTCGCATCCAACATCAATTTCTTATAAATGGTGCGATCTTCGTAAATACGATGCATCATCTTAGGAAGAAATCCATGAATGTCTGTCCTATACATGGATCCATTAGGGCAAACAGTTTGATTACGAAGATCTGAAAGATCAATTTCTTTATTAAGAAGACGATCAACAGTTACCGATGGATGTTTACGAGTACATAAAGTTTCTGGTGAAATATTGTACTGCATAATGAGGTGAGGATACAGGGAGTTCAAGTCAAACGACACCACCCAATCATACATACCAGGAATAGGTTCCTTTACATATGCACCAGCATACTTCTCATCTTTAGTTGATACCTTCTTAGGTGGAACCACATAGTGATCCTCTCGCAGGAAATTATAGATAAGAGTATCCCACATACGAACCTGAGAGTACACATCATCAAAGTTTACCTTTGCATCGTATGCCATTGTGACAGCAAGTTCAATCAGTTTCATCTTGTCTTCCAAACGGTCAACAAGTTCTACGTCAAAGATGTTGTACTCTACAAACTTCTGCCAACCATAAGTATAGAATTCACGAAAAGTATCATACTCACTGTGATCTAACTTACGTTGCCCAAGTTCCACATTCGCAATATGATCTAGTCGATAAGATTCCTGGTTGGTATAAGTAAACTTCTTATACAAATCCAAATAATCAAGAATAGATACACCCAAGATATTGTAAGAAATTTGCCTACGACCCTTAATGAATATCTCATTCTCAGTCACTTTATTCCATGGTGATAACGATTTCACCCACTTATCAGACAAGATACGAGAAACCCTGCGGCAAATATAAGGAATGTCATATAGTTGACAGTTCCAACCAGTAACAATGTCTGGTGTATTCTGTGCCCACCATTGAATAAAGTTTTCCATCATTCGCATCTCATTGTCACAGAGAGTCATGCAAACATTATCAGGGCAATCAAACTCTCTATGAACCCAAGTGAATACCTCTTTGGTATTCAGATTCTTCACCGTAATACAAAGAATTTCCTCGGCACATGCTTCAGTATCTGGGAATCCATTCTCAGATGACACCTCAATGTCAATAGTATAGATCCTCAGTGTTTGAAAATCATAATCAACTAAAGATGAAAATTTATTGGAGATATACTGATAAACAAATCTATCATATCCATATACATCAAAACCATCAACATGCTCATACTTTTTGATGAACTCACGAGCATCCCTAGGATTTGAAAATTGTATCGGTTTAACGGATTTCCCATCTAAAGTCTTGTGCTTAGACTCATCATTCGTAGGCACAAAAAGAATGGGAGAGAAACTCTCTCGATAGGTTACAGGTACTTTGCCCTCATACCCACGATAGAGAATCGTATCTCCCATCAGTGCAACGTTTGTATAAAAATCCATCAACTACCCAGGCAACGATTGTACAACTTCAGGATGTCCTCCCTCGGATCCAGTATAGTAAAGATCGATTCGGTTGTCAAGAAGAGGTCTCGTTGATCTGAGTATTTGGGAAACTTCTCAAGAATAGCATATTCATAAACATACCAATCCTTCTTATCTGCAGCACCTTCATCAATTTTCCTTGCTGAAAGTGTAACATGATCATTCTCAAGTGAATGTGCTCTCTTTTCTAGAGATTCTGGATCGTCTCCATATTCAGCACACTCAACAATCTTATAACAATTTTGTAGGAAGAGTGCAGGTTCTTCATCCAATTCGGTTAAATTACCGATCAGATATTCATTCGGGTTCTGCTGGAGCAGTAGTAGTTTCACTGTCATTGGTTGTTGCCTCAATAATTTGGTTATAACGTTCAAGGATTTCGGAATGTGCACCATAAAGAGTGACAACTTGATCCAATCTAATTAAGAATTCCTTTCCATCAGATAGTGGTGCCCAAGGGAGAAATTGAACTTGAACATCATTCAATTTCTGAGGATCGTCAGATGGCACCAAAGCATTGTCAGATTGAATATAAACTTGATACGGATCGGTAAGAATTAATCCAACCAAATTTTCCCCATTCAATGCTTCCTTAACATCACCAATCACGTCCTCTCCATTTTGCATTCTTACGATTCTTACGCTCATACGATTTCTCCATTAATGTTTTATAGGATTGCCTAAACAATTCACCAATTGCTTTTCTTAATTCAATATTTCGTTCTTCAGCAAGATCTTTCGCTAAGCTTAGAACTTCATCCATATACCGACTCGGTACATCAATATTCAAATTTTCAACATCGTCAGCACCAGGTGGACATAGATTTACATAATAGTTCATAACTAACCTCCATTATACACATAAAAAAGGGAGGGGTCAAGCCCTTCTCCCTTTATTCTGTTTGTTTTATTTATCAACTTTCCACAAGTAGTTGTGGTGAAGAACTTATGATATCATACACTGTTTTCTTTTGATGTTCTGGAATAATTTTCTCTAAATCAATTGTAAGTAGTCCATCCTCAAAACGGACATCTCGAACTCTTACATCTTCAGATAATTGCCATGATCGGCTAAAACTCCTTTTTGATAATCCCTTATGGAGATAGTTTCTTGTAGTATCCTTGTCCTCATTTCTAGAGGTAACTCTGAGAATGTTTTGTTCAGTAGAGACTTCAATCTCATCTCTTTTAAATCCAGCAAGCGCAACTTCAATAGTGAAATTACTTGAGTCATGTTTGATTAAGTTGTAGGGTGGGTAGTTGATGTTATGACCAGAAAGAGCATCTAGTCTATTAAATACATCATCCAGACCTACAGCGTGAGGTGCGTATTCTTTCCAAAAGTGATCTAACGTAGTGGTGGTAATCATTTTAATTCTCCTATAATAAGCAAGAAATTGTCGTGGACCCCGAAGGCATCCTAAAGATATTTATACAATAAATAGAGTAGCCCATACTATTTCTTTTTGGAGGATACCCCCCATGAAAAAGGTAATAACCGCACTAGCGGCAACCTTTTTCGTTATGCCTGGTAATGCTGCTGAGATTACATCAAGAATAACTGATTCTGTTCAATTGAGAGTTGATGGTGCTGCTGTTCAATCCACCAGAATTGGTGCTTCATATTCCGTTTCTGGAACAAATATCAAACCCGCTACTGGACCTTCGGACTTTGGTGGTGTAGGTGGTGCTGGAACCTATGATATCAATACTGCAGGTCAAGCATTCTCATTCAGTGAGAGTATTAATGCTGCCGATACTCCTGTTACTACACAAACAGTTACGAATGGTGTGATTGGAACACCAAATCTCTATGGATATAGTGTAACTCAAGTTGGTGGTGATAAGGGCACTCTTGCTGGTACTCTAACCCCTGCTGGTGTTCCTACCGTTACTGCTGGTGGTGCTGGAACAAGTGCTACTGCTCAAAGATCAATTGAGTTGAGCGTATTCAAATGAGACATTTAACTCCCGCTTTGCTTTTAGTAGCGGGAGTCATTTGTACTCCTGCTTATGCTAATAGTGTTGTGCCTAATTTTACTCGTGGCACAATTAATGCAACCACAGAATCAACTACCAAAATCGTAGAAGCAATTCGTCAAGTTGAGTATACAACTGGCACATCTTATACTGTAACTGGAACTAACATTAACATTCCTGGCAGTCCCGCTCCAGGTACAAACTATTCAATAATGACTCAAGGTGCTCCATTCCAGTTCAGTGAGACAACCCTTGGACCTGGAGTGGCAAAAGAAACATGGATAGATCGCACCACAGAAACACAATCAACCACTACATCAATCTCTGTCTTTACTCAATAGTAATGAGTGGATCGGCATTAGCACAACAGGCACCCAGTAATACTAACATTGCTGGTCCGAGTGCGAGTGCCACGGGTAACGTAACTAACCAGGCAGTTCAGGTGTTACAGGGACCGTATGCC